GGTTTGCTTATGTCTCAAAAGCATTTTCTTCCTCGCCGGAACACGCTCAGATGTTATATGAGTACAGTAGTAAGCATTGGCTCAGCTATTCTACTCCCATTTTGTCTTTTGGGCGTAGTAGTCGTGGCTTGCCTATTTCATGTTTTCTACCATACTTACACGATAGTGCAGAAGGTTTGGTGGACTGTCTTTCAGAGGTAAATTGGCTTTCAATGTTAGGAGGTGGAATTGGAATCGGTCTTGGCATTCGTTCTGCTGATGATAAGTCTGTTGGCATTATGCCTCACCTGCGCACTTACGATGCCTCCTCGCTGGCTTATCGTCAAGGTCGCACTCGCCGTGGTTCTTATGCTGCATATCTTAATGTTTCCCACCCTGATATTCATCTCTTCCTTGAAATGCGGAAACCAACAGGCGACCCGAACATGAGGGCACTTAATCTTCATCACGGAATTAATATCACAGATGACTTCATGAAGATTATTGAAAACTCTATGTTGGATCCAAATGCAAGCGATGATTGGCATTTGCGTGATCCACACAATGGTGAAATTCGTGACACGGTCTCTGCTAGAGAACTTTGGCAAAAGATTATTGAAACTCGAATGTTGACTGGCGAGCCTTACATTCATTTCATTGACACTAGCAATAATAATATGCCCGAGTTTCAAAAGCAGAAAGGCCTAAGCATTAAGCAGAGTAATCTTTGCAGTGAAATTATTCTTCCCACAGACAAAGATAGAACCGCAGTGTGTTGTCTATCCTCAGTTAACTTGGAGTATTATGATGCTTGGAAAGATCACCCAACCTTTTTTCGGGACATTGCAGAGATGCTTGATAACGTTCTACAGTATTTCATTGATAATGCTCCTGATAGCATATCACGAGCAAAATATTCTGCTAGCATGGAACGGTCTATTGGTGTTGGCGCACTCGGTTTTCATGCATATCTACAAAAGAAAAACCTTCCATGGGAATCAGCCATGGCAGTAGGAAGAAATCTATCCATTTTTAAAACTATTAAGGAAAAACTACATGACGCAAATTTGCAATTGGGTAAAGAGCGCGGCGAAGCCCCTGATTGCGCTGGCACTGGGCGTCGCTTTGCCCATGTTATGGCTATCGCTCCAAATGCCTCAAGCAGTATTCTCATGGGAAATACTAGCCCCAGCATTGAACCTTATCGGGCAAACGCATATAGGCAAGATACTTTAAGTGGAGCATTCTTAAATAAAAACAGATATCTCGACGAGATCATCAAAAAAGAATCTCAATCGCATCCCGATGGATGGTACGATGAAGTCTGGAGCAGCATCATTGCCAATGATGGCTCAGTGCAACACCTAGATTGGATGGATGATTGGACAAAAGATGTGTTCAAAACATCTATGGAAATTGATCAGAGATGGATAGTTCAACATGCCTCAGATAGACAACAATACATCGATCAAGCACAATCATTAAATCTATTTTTCAGGCCTGATGCGAATATTAAATACTTGCATGCAGTTCATTTTCAAGCTTGGAAGAGTGGACTTAAAACATTGTACTACTGTCGAAGTGAGAAACTAGCCAAAGCAGATAAAGTGGCAAAGAAAATTGAGCGGCAGGCAATTCAAGAGATCGATCTAAAAGCATTGGCGCAAGGTGAAGAATGTCTAGCGTGTGAGGGGTAATAAATGGCACAACTAATAGCAAACTTGCCACCACTACATTGCTTCATTAGAAAAGAATTTCTGTACGATTTTGAAAAAGGTTTTGGCGAGTATGAACCTTGCATTTGGGTTTCAATAAAATCTATTCGAGGCCAAGCATTTCGTATTGAATCATATCTACCTAACTATGGCGCATTGTATGATAAGCTTCCGTTGCATGCATATGTTTCTAGAGATGAGAATTTAATTCAAGATGACTTTCTTCCTCTAGACACTCTTCAGATTTGGGATTGCTTTAGTCATGATATAACAGTAGTCAAGAAATCTTTTCTTGCGAACTTGACTGCTAAGTTTTATGGTAAAGACAAGAATTGGTACAGTGGAGAATATCTATTTACCGTCGATAATTATTCCGCAGATTCAAATGTTATTGACACTACATATTCTGAGTGGCCTGAAGATCATAAGTCATTCAATTTCATTATGTTAGACAATGGACAGTTCGCTGCGCAACCTAACAATAGAACAATCTTTTTAGATGCAGCATCGAATCCAGAACCTTTGAAATTTCCAGATTTCAAAGTCTGCACAAAGATTTATAGGGTAGAAACAAATCCTAAATGGCATCTAGGTGCTACAAATAATTTCAATTACAGTTAAGGAAATCAATATGAAAAAACTTATTTTTGCTTTGCTTCTAATTCCAGCTATAGTCTGGGCGCAAAAAACACCACAAGGTGTGATTTATGACGCTCAGATTATTCGAGTCAATGATGGCGATACCGTTGTCATTTCTGCTCCTTTTCTACCTGCGCCTCTTAAACCAGAATTGGCAGTTAGAGTCTTCGGCGTCGATACTCCAGAAAAGAATCACCTCGCCAAATGCGAATCAGAAAAACAACGTGGATTGGCAGCCACAGAGTTCACCAAGAAGGCTATCAATCAAAGTCAGCAGAGACAGGTCGTACTTTACGGATGGGATAAATTCGGTGGTCGTGTATTGGGTGATATCTTACTGAATGGTCAAAGTCTCCGTGCCTTACTGATTCAGAACGGCTTTGCCAGAGAATATTTCGGTGACGCTAAACAAAGTTGGTGTTAAGAGGCTTTTATGTTAGAATTCATTATGACTATCATTATTATGTTGATGACAAACAGAATACTTGCATCACGTGATGAGGAAGTTGAAGAAGTGGAACAGAAGCCAGAAAGTGTTAAAATTTTTCTTGAAGAAATAAAAGGTTTATACTATGCGTGGCACACTGAACCAAAAGAAGAATTCATTGTACAGTCGAAAACACTTGATGGTTTACTACAAGAACTAAATAAAATCTTTCTTAAAAAAAGAATAGAAATAGTTACATCAGAGGAAATTAAATGTCAGCTAAGAAAACTCAATACAAATTAACAGATGAAAGAAATTATTTTAAGCCATTCACATATCCATGGGCCTATGAAGCTTGGCTTAAACACGAACAGAGCCATTGGCTACATACCGAAGTGCCAATGATTGAAGACGTTAAAGATTGGAAAAACAAACTTACTCAAAATGAAAAAGAATTTCTTATCAATATTTTTAGATTTTTTACGCAGGGAGATATTGACGTTGCTGGCGGTTACGTCCGTAATTACTTACCTCATTTTCCTCAGCCTGAAATTCGTATGATGTTGTCTGGCTTTGCAGCCAGAGAAGCATTGCACATTGCCGCGTACAGTCATTTGATTGAGACACTGGGTTTACCTGAGACAACATATAATCAGTTTCTTGAATATCAAGAAATGCGAGACAAACATGATTATATTATGAATGGGTCTAATGGGCTTGTAAACACTGCATCTGTTGCGAAGAATATAGCGTTATTCTCTGCATTTACTGAGGGCATGCAATTGTTTAGTTCATTTATTATGTTGTTAAACTTTCCGCGACACGGAAAGATGAAGGGTATGGGTCAGATTGTAACTTGGTCAATTGTTGATGAAACAATGCATGCCGAGTCAATGATTAAATTGTTTAGAACTTACATAGAGGAAAATCGTGAAATTTGGAATGATGATCTCAAGTCTCAAATCTACACTGTTGCAACAAGAATGGTTGAACTCGAAGATCGTTTTATTGATTTATCATTCGGCATGGGCGATATGCATAATTTATCTGCTGATGACGTTAAGCGTTACATTCGTTATATTACTGATCGCCGTCTTATTAGTCTTGGTCTCAAGGGTATAATGAAAGTAAAGAAGAATCCTTTGCCTTGGGTTGAGGAAATGATTAATGCTCCAACACACACTAACTTCTTTGAAAATCGTGCGACTGATTATGCAAAGGGGGCGATGAGCGGGACATGGGATGAGGTTTGGGGAAAGGCTGCATGAAAACAAAAATGGTTGATGCACATATGAAAGTCGCTGAAACATATGCAGAACTTTCATATGCAAGACGATTGAAGGTGGGTTGTATTATTGTAAAGAATGATAGGATAATTAGTATCGGGTATAATGGAACACCGGCGGGTTGGGATAACAATTGTGAAACAGAAATTTCAGAAACAGAAATCTGTTTTCTTGATCAAGGTGGTCCCGGTATGCCCGTCACCACAATTTCACTTAAAACTAAACCCGAAGTTATTCATGCTGAAGCAAATGCAATCGCAAAACTTGCAAGGTCATCTGAGTCGGGTGAGAACGCCGCTATGTTTATCACTCATGCTCCTTGTATTGAATGTGCAAAAATGATTTTTACTTCGGGCATTAAAAATGTGTTTTATAGAAATACATATCGAAGTACAGAGGGGTTAGAATTTCTCAAAAAATGTAGTGTTGAGGTCGCACAAATCTAGGAGACCTTATGCAAAAACAGTTTGTTTGTATGGCGTGTAACGCTGAATTTAAAATCTCATTTAAACTAGAACCTCAGATTTTTCAAATTGAATTTTGTCCGTTTTGTGGTGAAATATTAGAAGAGGAATTAGAAGACCATGAGGAGGAGGATACATATTGATTTGGGATCAATATGTGGTTATATCAAAACAAAGAATTCGAAGAATCAATTGATAAGTATGTGGGTTTTGTTTATCTGATTACCTGTTTAAAAACAAATCGTCGGTATATAGGAAAGAAATTATTTTGGTCGTCAAGGACCAAACAAGTGAAAGGTAAGAAGAAACGATTTAAGGTTGAGTCTGATTGGAAAACTTATTGGTCCTCATCAGATGAACTAAAACAAGATGTAAAAAACCTCGGCGAAGAAAATTTTAAGCGTGAAATCGTGCATTTGTGCTTTGGGAAGGGTGAGCTCTCCTACCTTGAATTACGTGAACAAATAGATCGAAGGGTTCTAGAATATCCGACCGATTGGTACAACAATTTAATTCACTGCAGGATCCACGGATCTCACCTAAAAACCCTCAGAAAATAGTGTTGTTTTATTGCAACACCTGTGGATAACTTATGCTTGACATTTTATCCAGCTTCTGTATAATGTAAGCATGATGAGAAAACGACGTTCCGACAGAAATCATGTGCTCTACCAGATCACTAACGTGTCCACTGGCGATACTTACGTAGGTCTGACTGTTGCACAGGGTCAAGCCTATCTGCGTTCCGTCAAGGTTCGTTGGCAGAAACATGTATCTGCTGCCCTCAACGACGGCAAAGATTGGGCCTTCAGCAAGGCTCTACGGGCCCAGCAAGACACGTCTTGGCGTTATCAGGTGCTGGAGATTGTGCGAGGACGTAAGAATGCCCATCAGCGAGAGCGCCAACTAATCGCAGAACTTTCCCCTTCTTTGAACACATTTTAATGTTGTTTTTTTACAATGTTGTTAAAATACAACAAAAAACTGGTTGCACTTTTATCTGAGTCCTGTATAATTGATTTTGTTGATTGATTGAGAGAGATTGAGATGCAAGTTTTTTCTGTGCTACAAGATGATGGTGAGCGGTACGATTTCTTGGGTGTGTTTGGTTCTTTCGAGGACGCAGAAGCATTCATCCGAGGGCGTGAGGGTTTCATCCGTGGGTGGTATCAGTTCGGTGTGGTTGCTTCCGAACTAGGTGAAGAAGTAGATTTTCTTGGTCGTGTCGATTGGATACAGTAATTTTTCTTGGAATGGTGCTCTAAAATGCGTACTCGTTCAGTGATTCGTGGTCTGAAAAATTCTCAGCCCGTCCGTGTGATTATCAACGGTGTTGGTTTCGTGACTACCGTTGAGGGTATGACTCAAATGAC